TGGTGGGACTGGCAAAATTGTTAAGAATCCTAAACAAGCCATTGCCATTGCAATGTCTGAGGCAAAGATGCCCATGCGCGGTCAGCGCACGGCAAAGAACAAGGCGAAAAAATAATGGCCACGATGCAGCGCACCATGAGCCAAGTCATGGACCGAGAAGAGGGCGAGGACATGGAGGGTGGCGAGAACTGCCCCATGCCCACGCAAGACATTACCCTCAACCTAAAAAACCGCGCCAAGGCAATCACCAGCGCGGCCTATGGTCCTGAGAATCCCAAACTGCCAAACGAGGCTTTTTGGCGCAAGAAGGCAGACCAGTGGGATGTCAGCATGGATGACGCAAAGCAGAGCCTATGCGGTAACTGCGCGGCATTCAACGTGTCCGACAAGATCAAGCAGTGCATTGCCCAAGGCATTGGCATGGAAGCCGACCCTTGGGGAACAATCAAGTTGGCCGATCTGGGTTACTGCGAAATCTTTGATTTCAAGTGCGCGGCCAGCAGAACGTGCGATGCATGGGTGGTCGGTGGTCCCAATACGGGTGAGCAAGAGGGTGAAGAATCTGAAGACTATGAAGAGGATGAAGAATCATGAAACAAGGACTATATGCAAACATTGCTGCAAAACGCGAAAGAATTGCTGCTGGCAGCAAAGAGAAAATGCGCAAGCCTGGGGCAAAGGGCGCGCCAAGCGCTGCTGACTTTAAAGCAGCGGCTAAAACCGCCAAGCCAGTAAAGAAAAAATGAAGACCCCAGCTTGGCAGCGTAAAGAGGGCAAGTCACCCTCTGGCGGCTTAAATGCCAAGGGCCGTGCCAGTGCGAAAGCTGCTGGTATGGACCTTAAAGCGCCAGTCAAGTCTGGCGATAACCCAAGACGCGCATCATTCTTGGCGCGGATGGGCAATATGCCTGGGCCTGAGATGAAGGGCGGTGAGCCGACCAGGCTGCTGCTGTCATTGAAGGCATGGGGCGCAAGCTCCAAGGCCGATGCCAAGGCCAAGGCGGCTGCAATATCTGCAAGGAACAAGGCAAAGAAATGATTTGTCCAATTGTTATTGCCACTGTCAAGGGCCATGGTCTGGCCGTATTGCTCGAATCTATCAGGCAATACGCGCCAGAGTGTCCGGTTTACTTGCGCGGTCCTGAGTTGGTCATCGAGCATTTTGATGCCGATTACAAAATCTTTGGCCAGCCAAGGAACTTTGGCGATGACTACAACGAGGTGATTGAGGCAGCGCTCAAAGACTGGTCATCATGCATTGTGGCCAATGACGACATTGTGCTGACCCCCACCAGCGTGAAGGTGCTGATGGAAGATGTGGCCATTGTCAGGACCATGAACAGCTACAAAGCAGGGTGGGTGGCGGCTCGAAGTGATGCGGCAAGGTCTGGCCAGAATGTGCGCATTTGCCAGCCTGGTGAGCGATTGAGCTTCTACAAATTCCCGTCTGAGGCCCACATCAAACTGGTCCAAGAGGTCAGCCCAATCTTTGCATGGATATCAACTGACGCATTTGAAGAGGCAAAGTTTCCCCCTCTGAATTGGTACAGTGACGATGTGCATTGTATGGACTTAATCCAAAAAGGCTATGGCCACTATGTGAGCGCAAGCTATGTCCACCACATTGGCAGCAACACCATTGGCATGAATGCCAAGCAGCTGCATGAGGATGCAATGCCATGGCTCAAAGAGAATCGACCAGAATATGCGAGTGCCTGGTTTGATTCTTAATCTAGGCTCTGGCAAAGACTGGAACGCTGAGTATCTGAATGCAGATATTCAAGCCAGCAAGAATCCTGACTGGCTGGTCGATATCAGCAAAGTAAAGTGGGGCGACACGCTAAAGACGCGATTTGGGCAGCTGGAGATCGTGCCAGGTATGTTTGAGGCCATTGTGGCCAATGATGTGCTGGAACACATCCCCAACTTGGTCGATGCCATGACCAACTGCAAAGAACTGCTGCAAGTTGGCGGCCAGATGCGAATTCATGTGCCATATGACTTGAGCCTTGGCGCTTGGCAAGACCCAACCCATGTCAGGGCATTCAACGAAAATTCTTGGAAGTATTACACCGAGTGGCACTGGTACTTGGGCTGGCCTGATCGGTTTGAGCTGACAACGCTGGAAATGCGTCTCTCAAAGGTGGGAGAAGCACTAGAATTGCCACAAGACGAAATTATCCGCACCCCAAGGGCTGTGGACTCCATGTATGTGGTACTTACAAAGGTCAAGCCATGATTGAACAAGATATTACTGAAAACCTATCCACCGACATTGCAGCCACCGAGCCAATGGATGAGATGGAGCTGCAAGCCATCATTACCCAAGACCTGACCGATGCGATCAGCTATGTGGACAGTGACTTGTCACCCACACGCGCCAAGGGGACTGAATACTATCGCGGTGATTTATTCGGCAATGAGGTCGAAGGCAACAGCAAGGTGGTGGCCATGGAAGTGCGGGACACTGTCTCGGCCATGCTGCCAAGCCTGATGCGCGTTTTCTTTAATTCTGAGAATGTGGTCGAGTTTGCACCCCGTGGACCAGAAGATGTGAAGATGGCCCAGCAGGCGACTGACTATGCAAACTATGTTTTTCAAAACGACAACAACGGGTTTCTGACCAGTTATGCCATCTTCAAAGACGCACTGGTGCGTAAATGCGGCATTGCCAAATTCTGGTGGGAAGACGAAGAGAAGGTCCGGATTGAAGAGTACACCGGCCTCGATGATCAGACCTTAGAAATGCTGATGCAAGAGCCTGGTGGCGAGGTCAAGATTGTGGTCTCTTATCCTGACCCAAGCATTGATGAATTGCAGATATCTACTGTGGACCCGATGACTGGCCAGCCAGTTATGGCGCCACCCGCCATGGTCCATGATGTGCAGATCAAGCGCATCACAAAGGATGGCCGGATCAGGATCATGGCTGTGCCACCCGAAGAGCTACTCTTGGACAGACGCGCCAGATCGTTTGACGATTCGACCATCATTGCCCACCGGCAAATGGCCACCATGGCTGACTTGTTGGCCATGGGTTATGACCAGGATGAGATTGAAGAGAATATGTCTTCAACCGACTTGGACAGCAATGACGAGTATTTGGCGCGCCAGCCACTGTCCACAACATTTGGCACAAATGACGCTGCAAACCCAATGATGCGCAGAGTGCTTTACATTGAAGCGTATTCCCGCGTTGACTATGATGGCGATGGCATTGCAGAGCTGCGCAAGGTCTGCTGCATGGGTGGTGGCTATAAGGTGGTGCGTAATCTGCCAGCCAGCTACATTCCCTTTGCTGACTTTCCCTGCGACCCAGAGCCACACACAAGCCCACTTGAGGCGATGTCAATTTTTGACATCACCCGTGACTTGCAAGAGATCAAGTCGGAAATACTCCGCAACACATTGGACAGTCTGGCCCAGTCAATTCACCCGCGTATGTCCATCGTTGAAGGACAGGTCAACGTCGACGATTGCCTTAATAACGAGACTGGTGCAATCATTCGCATGAGAGCGCCTGGCATGGTCCAGCCTTTGACAACCCCATTTGTGGGTCAGGCTGCATTCCCGATGATGGAATACATGGACCAGATTAAAGAAGATCGCACCGGCATGAGCAAGGCCGCCATGGGTCTGAATGCTGATGCATTGCAGTCAAGCACTAAAGCAGCTGTGAATGCAACGATCAATGCCAGCCAAGGCCGAATTGAGCTGACAGCCCGAATCTTGGCTGAAGGCATGAAAAAGCTATTTAAAGGCATTTTATTCTTGGCCACAACGCACCAGGACAAAGCCCGAATGGTGCGAATGCGCAATGAGTGGGTGCAGATCGATCCAAGGTTCTGGGATGTGTCCATGGATGCCAACATCAATATTGCCTTGGGCAATGGCGACACAAACGAGAAACTGCAAGCGCTGATGATGATCATGTCCAAGCAAGAGCAAATCTTGCAGCAGCTTGGCCCCACAAACCCATTGGTCACGCCCCAGCAGTTTAGTAATACCCTGCGCAAAATCGTAGAGTTATCTGGCTTTAAAGACTCGACCAGCTTTTTCCAGAATATCCCTGCCGACTATGTCCCGCCAACACCGCAGCCAAAACCATCACCCGAAGAGGTGCTGGCCCAAGTGCAGGCTGAAAGTATCAAGGCAGATATCCAGAAGAAAGCGGCAGAGCTGGAGCTAAAGCGCCAGCAGATGATGATGGATGACGATCTGACTCGCGACAAAATGGCTCAAGATTTGTATCTCAAAAAGTATGAAATTGAGTTAAAGTACAAATCACAGATCAGTACAGCCGAAATTGATGCGGCTCAAAATATTGATCGTGAAGCAATGCGTCAGCAGGCATTGTTGGCCCAGCAGCAGGCGGCACAGTTTGTGTCCCAGCCGCAGCCACCAGTGCCTGAGATGATGCCCCCATCAACCTTTCAAGGAATGGCACAGTAAGTGACAAACGAAGACCAAGTAAGAAAGGGTCGCAAGGCCCAGCAGATTCTTGAGGATGAAACCCTCAATTCTGCAATTACAAAATTAGAAAGCGACCAACTTTGGCTGTTTCGATCATCGAAGCCCGAAGAGTCTGTGAAACGTGAGACGGCATGGTGTATGTTGCAGGCCATTGATGGCCTAAGACAAGAGTTGATCAAGATCATGGACAACGGAAAAATTGCACAGAACGCTATCAGCAGATCACAGAAAAACCTAATTTAAGAAAATACTATGGCAGAAATACAAGCAATGAATATGGTCGATGCGACCAGTGCTATCTCGGCAATGTTGGCCCCCGAAAAGGGACAAGCAGAACTTGACGAGACGCAGCCAGCCGAGGAGTCCGAAGAGGATTCTGAGGCAGCGGCTTCTGAGGAGGATGAGTCTGGTGTGGAAGACGCGCCAGACGAAGAGACCCCAGAGGAACAGTCCGAAGAAGAGGAAGAGCCAGAGGAGCAAGAACAGCAGCAGACTTTCACTGTCAAAGTTGACGGCAAGGAAGTTTCTGTCACGCTAGACGAACTCCAGAAGGGCTACTCCAGAACTCAGGACTACACTCGGAAAACGCAGCAGATTGCCGAAGTGCGAAAGCAAGTCGAGCAAGAAACGCAAGCAGTCCGAGCCGAACGTGAGCAATATGCTCAATTGTTGGGAGCATTGCAAGCCCAACTTCAGTCTTCAGAGCCTCAGATCGATTTGGAGCGCCTCTACCATGAGGACCCTATCGAGTGGGTGAGGCAAAAGGAAGTCATGCGGGAGCGACAAGAGAAACTAGGTGCTATTCAGTCCGAGCAGCAACGACTTTCCCAAGTGGCCCAGTATGAACAGCAGCGAGCCATGGAAGCCCAATTTGCTAGCCAGCAAGAAGCTCTCTTGGCCGCTTTGCCGGAGTGGAAAGACCCCAAGAAGGCAAAGGCCGAAAAGGCGCTGGTGATCGAGTCTGCGAAGGCAGCAGGCTTTTCCGATGAAGACTTGAAGAGCGTTTACGACCACCGACTGGTCCTGTTGTTGCGCAAAGCGGCACTGTTTGACCAGATGGTAAGTAAGCGCCAGGGCATTAAGCCCGTGGTGAACAATGGCCCACGACCAGCCAAGCCTGGAGCAGCTGGTCGGGTTTCGACAACAACTGAGGGTATGCGAGCAAAGCAGCGTCTTGCAAAAACTGGTCGCATCGATGATGCGGCTTCTGCAATTGAACTTTTATTGAAATGAGGAAATTATGGCTATTGTTAGCAACACGTTCCTGACTTACTCTGCAAAGGGTATTCGGGAAGATTTGAGCAATGTGATTACAAACATTGCGCCCGAAGAAACACCTTTCATGTCCAACATTGGCCGTGAGAATGTTTCCAACACTCTGTTTGAATTCCAAACAGATACCCTTGCCGCTGCTGCCGCAAATGCACAGCTTGAGGGTGATGATGTCGGCACTTTTGATTCAGTGGTTGCCACTGTTCGAGTGCAGAACTACTGCCAAATTAGCCGCAAGACTATTGTCTTGTCAGCTACTGAAGAGGTGGTGAACAAGGCTGGCCGTAGAAGCGAATTGGCGTTAACTTTGCATTGAAGCGCCCTTATTCGGTAACGAATAAAGAAAAACTAGGTGAATTGCTGGAAACCCTTTAGAGCTTGATACACCACAACATAGCCCGAAAGAGCAAGTGTGAAGGTCCAAAAAGAATCAAGATTAGGCAATCAGCAGCCAAGCGCCTTAAAAGGTGAAGGTTCAACGACTAGGGAGTAATCCCGTAGAGCCAAGTGGCTCGAAGTGCCTAGCCCCAGAAATGGGTGAAGATATAGTCTGATCTTGCATGAGAGTGCAAGCCTCGAAAGAGGGTCAAGAAAGTAACGAATCTTGGCAAACAAATATGACCAAATTGCAAAACGCGGTTCTGAGCTAAAGCGAGATCAGGAATTCATCATGTTGTCAAACACTGGTGCGGTTGCTGGTGACTCGACTACTGCGCGTAAGACGGGTTCTTTGACGGCCTTTTTGAAGACCAACATTGACTATGACACTACCAATGGTGGAAACCCATCTTACACAACGCTGCCAAGCGCTGCCCGTACCGATGGCACAGTGCGCACATTTACTGAAACCATTCTCAAGAATGTGATTCAGAAGGTGTGGACTGCTGGTGGAACACCAAAAATCCTGATGGTTGGCCCTGTCAACAAGCAGCGCGTTTCTGGTTTCACCGGCATTGCTTCTAGCCGTTTCAACATTGATGGAGGCGCAAAGCCAGCTACCTTAATTGGTGCGGTTGATATCTACGTTAATTGATGGCGTCGATAAGCAGTAATGCTTATTTGTAACTGGGTGAATTCGGTGAACCTCCTAACTGTCAGGCCGGACAGAGGACAATACCGAGCCAAGCCGAGAAATCGGAAGGTGTAACGACTAGAGGTGAGAGCCTCGTAGGACCAAGCGGTCCGAAGTGCCCAGCCCCTCACAGTGAGGGTGAAGAGATAGTCTGATCTACCAGGTAACTGGTAGCCTCGAAAGAGGGATGAGAAAATAGCGAGTCTCATTTAACATGAATGCAGTGATTTCGGCAATGTGCAAGTGGTTGCAAACCGCTTCCAGCGTGAGCGTGATGCGTTTGTGCTTGATCCTGACTACGCTAAGATGGTTGTGCTGCGCCCTTACCAGCAAATCGAATTGGCGAAGACTGGTGATGCCGACAAGCGTATGCTCTTAGTTGAGTACGGCTTGAAAATTTTGGCAGAAAATGCTCATGGTCTGGCAGCAGACTTGGTTACTTCTTAATCGAAGGTAAACGGAAAGGGCCAGGGAAACTTGGCCCTTTTTTTAAAATGATTCACAAAAGATTATTTAGCGAAAACAAAGAACAAGGCATCACACGCTATTGGCATGAGAATGCTGAAACTGGCGATGTGACCATTGAGACTGAGCAAGACATTACGGCAGTTGTTGAGGCCAATAAGGCTCTCTATAACGCAACCGATGAGAAGGCCAACTGGAATGGTGAATGGCACTTGGTGGCATCCATCCCCGAAGCGCTTTTTTATAAGATGAAGGCCGAGGGCAAGATTGATGACCAGGAGTACATGAAACGCTGGCTCAACGACTCCGACAACCAATTTTTTAGAACTAGACCTGGGAAAGTATGAACTACATTGCAGTCTGCACGCCAGCGCGGGACATGGTTCACACCATGTACAGCTACGACTTGGTGAATATGGTCGCGTATCACACACTCAACACAAATGACGCTGTAAGCCTCAAGATCAGCCAAGGCACTCTGATTGCGAATCAGAGGGCAGAGCTGTCACTAGACGCAATGCGCGAGGATTGCACCCACATTCTGTTTATTGACTCCGATATGCGGTTTCCACAAGACATGATCGGGCGGCTTTTAAAGCATGACCTCGATATTGTGGCGACCAACTGTGCCAGGCGCAGAATGCCCACTGGCCCGACAGCGCAGCTCTACAAAGAGAATGGCGAAAGGGAGCTGGTCTGGACCATGCCAGAGTCCACCGGCTTGCAAGAGGTGGGGTCTGTGGGGATGGGTGTCATGCTGATCAAGGCCAATGTTTTTAAGGCATTGGCCGAGCCTTGGTTTGAAACACCTTGGCGCCATGACAAAAGAGGCTATATTGGTGAGGATGTTTATTTTTGCCAAAAAGCAGCGGCTGCTGGCTTTAAAATATGGATTGACCACGATGTCTCCAAAGAGATTGGACACATTGGGACTTTTGAATTCAAGCACGACCACACCTGGGTGATGAAAGAAATAGAGGCAGTCTAATGGCACTAACAACCTATACAGAGCTGAAGACATCCATTGGCGACTGGCTGAATCGGTCGGACCTGACTTCTGTCATTCCTGACTTTATCTCTCTGGCCGAGGCACAAGTGGAACGCACACTGCGCACCAGGCAGATGTTGATCAGGACAACTTTGACAGTGGATGGAGAGTTTGAATCAACCCCTGCTGACTTTTTAGAGGTCAAAGCATTTAAATTGACTAGCACAAACCCAGATACTCCTTTGTCTTTTATGACAATGGATGCCTTGGATCAGGAATCGACAAAATTTACGGCCAGCGGCAAGCCAAAGTTTTTTGGCGTGGTTGGAACTGAGTTTCGTTTTGTGCCAACACCAGATGCAAGCTACACGACAGAAATTGTCTACTTTGCAAATTTGAATAAGTTATCTGCAAGTGTCGCAACCAATTTTCTTTTGACATCAAGCCCTGATGTATATCTTTATGGCAGCCTACTTCAGTCTGCGCCATATCTGCAAGATGATGCGAGAATTCAAGTGTGGGCGACTCTTTATGAACGCGCATTAAATGACTTGCAAGTGGCCGATGACCGAGGATCAACCTCTGGCGGTAATTTGCTAACCCGCGCAAAAACTTTTGGTTAAGGACTAAAAATGGCAGATACCACAACCACAAACCTATTGCTGACCAAGCCAGAGGTTGGAGCCAGCACTGACACATGGGGCGGCAAAGTCAATGCTGACCTCGATTTAATTGATGCATTGTTTGATGCCGGTCCACTGTTAAAAGTGACAAAAGGCGGCACTGGTGTTGGCACAAGCACAGGCTCTGGAAATAACGTGTTGTCCACCAGCCCCACACTTGTCACGCCAGTATTAGGCACTCCAACATCAGCAACGCTAACCAACGCCACAGGCTTGCCAATTTCAACTGGCGTAAGTGGATTGGGAGCTGGTGTAGCAACTCTTTTGGCAACACCATCTAGTGCAAATTTAGCCTCTGCAATTACTGATGAAACTGGGTCTGGTGCATTGGTGTTTGCCACATCACCAACTCTAGTAACTCCGATTCTAGGAACACCTACTAGCGGCACTTTAACCAATGCTACTGGTCTGCCTATAAGCACAGGCGTGTCGGGTCTTGGAGCGGGTGTTGCTACTTTCTTGGCTACTCCATCATCTGCCAACCTAATTTCTGCTGTAACAGACGAAACAGGTAGTGGTGCTTTGGTGTTTGCAACTAGCCCAACTTTGGTGACTCCCGCATTGGGAACACCCTCGGCACTTGTCGGCACAAATATCACAGGAACTGCTTCAGGTTTGACTGCGGGTAATGTGACTACTAACGCTAACTTAACAGGCGCAGTAACTTCTGTTGGCAATGCAACATCTTTAGGGTCATTTACTTCTGCTGAGTTGCTTGGTGCATTAACTGACGAAACTGGAACAGGCTCTGCTGTATTTGCAACATCACCAACGCTAGTAACTCCCGCCCTTGGTACTCCAAGCGCATTGGTAGGCACAAACATCACTGGTACTGCCTCTGGCCTGACTGCGGGTAACGTCACTACTAACGCCAACTTAACTGGTGCAGTCACTTCTGTTGGCAATGCAACATCTTTGGGTTCATTTAGCTCCTCCAACCTTGCTGGTGCTTTAACAGATGAAACTGGTTCAGGTTCAGCAGTATTTGCTACATCACCTACCTTGGTGACTCCTATCCTTGGAACACCCACTAGCGCAACATTGACAAACGCTACAGGGCTTCCAATCTCTACTGGTGTGTCAGGTCT